GTCGTCCAAGCCGCAGCATCCGCTTCAGTACGATAGAGCTCACATTTAACAATATAGACATCGCAATTAGGCGTAAGCGATTCCTCAAGAACGTGAGTTTTAATCCGATAATCTGGGTACTCATTTATAAACTCTTTCAATCGATCCTGCACCGATACATAATCATCAAGGTAATTCGACATTTAACTTCTCCCGTCCGGCGAATTCATCAATCGCCATTTCTAATTGTTCTTTTAAAGACCAGAACGTTCCGTCCGGCCAGTTTTGCGCCTCGTTAGCACAAGCTTGGCAATAGAACCTTACTTGCGCTCTTCGGGTAGGTGTTTCACTTTGTACTTTCCATATGGCAGGTACTTGAGCTTTGAGATGCCAAGTGCCATCCCTGAGTTGGCCCCATCTCATTTTGCAATAATCGCACCACTGATGCTGATTAGTATTTCGAGTCAGACTCAACGTCATCCCAATCTTCTGGTGAAGAAAATCGGCATCGACCCAAGATAGCGGCGTATCCAATGAGATCGAGATACGAATCTTCGCGCTCTGGACTTTCCACCATTCTTGAGAGTTTTGTCGCGATAAAAATGAGTGCCACGTCAGCTGGGTCTCGCAACTGAATACCGAGTTGTCTCGCGATTTTGTAAATCCGTAATAGATTGTGTCTCGGATCGCCATATTCAAGCCCTCTGTCGTCGAGGGTGTCACCAGCATCCGAGAGCCAGTCACTTAACGATCTCTCTGACATTTAGGCTACTCCGTCCTCGTTTGTATCCTTCGTTGAAGGCCTTAGCTTTGACTTGAATATAAATTCGATAACCAAGCCATAAAGTTGAGCAGTAAATGAAGAAGAAAACGCCTTCATTCAACATCGGCGTTCACCCCAAATCTATCGAGCCAATAAGCTGAGATTTCCTCTCGACTTAAACGACCGCGTGAAGATTTACGGCCCAGCGATTCGATTGCATATCTGCGAATTATTTGGCCTTTAACGTAATTAGACCCGTCAGACCAAGCACCCGAAGTAGAATCAAATCGAATTACTTTCGGATTATTTATCATTTATTCTCCCTTCCAAATCCGATAAATGGATTTAGTGGGATAAATGTATTTACTTAAATGGATTTACACAAGAAGGAGCTCGGCGTGTCGAATATCGAGGAAGCCGCACAGCTTTTCTACTTTCCCGGCATTAGCGAAGTCAGTCTTATCCGGAAGTGCCTTTAATTGCCATTCTGGAGCCTTTATAGCCCCTAAATCGAACTGATAGACCCCTTGTGGGGTGGAATTGATATACAGGGTCTTAGCGCCCGTTCTAGCCCTTATTTCGGCTAGGTAATCCCATTTCTTCTTCTCGATAAGCAAGGTTGGATAATGCGTACGGCGGCATTTCATTTCAATATACGAATCGTGAGTGATTCCATCGTGCTTGTCGGTCGGTGATACTGGCGTCAAGTCCGGATATATCGACTTGAGCGCCTCAAATAGCTCAACCTCTCGAAGGTAAATCAGTCGTCCTCTTCGTCGTCCTCAAAGGGCTTTACTTCGGGAGTTTTCGGATCAACTATCCAATCGGGGTACGAGCTGCGATCCATTGCGAACGCGAGAGCTGTTCCCTCATCCATACCAGCTCGACGGCAAGCCTCATAAACTTCTTTTGCCGCAATAGCCCAAAAATCAAGTTTTGTCAGAATTGGTTCCTTCGTCGTTCTGCGACGTTTTGCCACCTTCTTGACCGGCTTCTTAACGCGCTTTCTTGTTGCCACTTGCCCCCACCTTCTTTGACAGGGCTAATTCTAACTGAGACTCCATCTTGTCAAGGCGCGACACAATAGGAATATTTTCTAATTTGATAATGTAACGAAGGCCAGCAATGAGAAGGGCAATCGATCCGAGCATTGAAGCTACGAATCCAGCGACTGTATTAGCGTCCATTATCGGACTTTTCCATAACGTTCGTAATTGGGGTTAAGCCAATTAATCACGGAAGGCAACACACTCACAAGTGCTGCATTGAGAATGTAATCGGGTTGAAGACCCACTGATAGGTATGTTGATAAGGCGGTCGCGACGAAGGTCTTCGCCCAAGTTCCGGCCATTTTCTTCAATTCGTTCATTTTGATCTCCTTCGAGGTCGAACCATTTGCCGTCGTTATCTCCCAAAGTGGTAAAACTGATATGAAAATGTGAGCGGTGTGGATTCGCTCCTTTGTATTTGCGCCATTTCCAATTCAAAATTGGCGAAGAAATGCGACCATCGTAAATCAGATATTTGATTCGCTTATCGCCGCGCTTGGCACTTTTGCGAATTTTCTCGACGAGTGCATAAGTTTCTTCAGGGTGCGCGTTCAAATTTGCATCAATGTCTAAAGCTCGGACGATTCCTCGAGCGTCTGGTATATGGTCAGAATTGCCTTTAGCAACGTGACGAGCATCAGCAATCCAACCATCAGACTTACGGTCGCGATCAGGATAATCGTCGTCAATTTGCTCCCGAAGTTGTTGCCCAGCTTTGCATAACTTAGCCAAGTAAAGCTGCCATTTCTTCTTCGGTAAGGCCCAATTTTTCTAATACCGCTTTACGAGCTGCAACTTTTTCAGCTTGAATGGCGTAATCTTCTTCGATTTTCTTCTTAGTCTCAAGCCATTCAGCGTATTCAGCATCAGTCATTTCGCGGCTTTCAATCAAGCCGTTTCCGTCAGCGAAATCTATTGTGGGTTTTGACATTAGTTAGCTCCCCATTCCACTAGTTCGTAAGCCTTGCTGTTTGTCCATACAAATTGAAGGGTTGATAACGTAATGTTGGAATTGTAATTTGCAATTCCTCCGATTGTAGTGACAGCGCCATTTCCGTTTGTGACACAATTCCACTCTACAAAAGGCTTGTTGCCCGTGACATCACTGATTTGGACAATTCCGTTCCAGTAGCCGCCAGAGTTAATCGTCACCGCACCGTCGAGGGCTATGCTGGTGGAAGTTGTTGTGTTAACAGAAAATAGTCTATGGTAATAACTGTTTTGATAATTTGCTCCGGACAAGGAATTGAGACGAAGATACATCGATCCGGGATCAGTAACGTTGAAAGCATAATAAAGTTGTTTGTATCCACTAGTGATTGTGTAAGTCAAGCTTGTCGCAGTTCCGCTTGTACTTCCAATTCGGGTATATGTGTAACTACCCATTGCTGGACTTGCCCACTTTAGTCCCGTACTTGCAGTTGAATCTGCCGTCAAAACTTGACCGTTGGAACCTACTGCCAACCGCGAAGCCGTATCTGCTGCCGTTGCGGCAATAATGTCACCTTTAGCATCGAAAATTGTTGCAGGTATACCTGTGGCGTCACTGGCCCAAGTGAAATCCAAATCGCTATTCGAGGCTTTTGCTAAAACTTGTCCTGTCGTACCGCCTTTGAGATCAACAAACGAAGTATCAATCCCGTTGCCAAGAGTCCGGATAGCGGCCGCGCCGTCCTTGACAAGATCCGTGTCAGCTGGGGTTGTCCAACCGAAATTACTAGTAGTAGGCATCTGTTCTCCTTAGGCGACGATTGTAGCGTTGAGCCACTCCAAAGTGGGCGTAATGGTATTCCAAGTCTCCGTAATAGGAACCGAATTCCATCGGAAAGCCTGTAACGAGTACGAGACCGGAGAGACGTTCATTGTTATATCGAGCTTGTTTAAACCAGCAACCCAAGTCCATCCCTCGACGAATCCTTGGAAAGCTCCATCGACCATATTGCTAGGCAAATTGGCTATATTGAGGGGCAATCCCATAAATACGTTTAGGAGACTATCTCGGTCACTGTTATCAAGTTCAGGATTTCCCAATGAATAAGTGATTTGTTTAAAGTTGTATTGAGGATAAGCCCTAATGTCCAAATAATAAGCAGCTTGGGCTTCCGCGTCCGTCTGATGCCGCAGACTTGTGGCAATCGTCGAAGCTAATTCCCCATACAATTGAATCGAAGTTGGATCTGAATCGGTAACGGAGGAACTATTGGCTCCGTAGGTCAAAGTGACTGAATTTCTTACATCTCCGGCTCGCTTATTGATTTGCAATGCTGGGCCGATTGCGTGGTTAGCGTCCAAGTCGACATAGCCATATTGACTTAAATATTGAGAACGATGAGTTGAATCAGCATAACCGATTCGACCTTGGGCGTCTTCATATAGGTAACCCAGACCGCTGGTAGCTGAAAACGAAGCTATGTTATAAATGGTGTCATTTAAGTCAGTCTGACTATGAAGTTCGTAATCTCCGGGGGAATCAATTTCTCCGTATCCAGAATTTTCAGCATTAGCCCAAGTCGTCGTGGCGTCATACGTCTCCCAAGTCAAAGCTGCGGGAACTTCATTCCAAGAATCAAATAATACGAGTCCAAGCAAATAAGCAATTCGCTCGCCATCAAATTGATGAGGAAGATTGCCTGTGAATATGGCTCTAGCAAGTCGAGCCAATGCTCCAGCGGCAACGATATTAATCCTTTGGGTTATAGCCGTTGATCCAGAATTTTGGACAGTAATGCTCAAATCCGTTATAAAACCGCCAAATAAATAAACGTAATTACCCGAGGTATTTGTTACTTCTACCGTTACGGCGTCATTGATATCGAACGAGACTTGGCCTAAATTCGTTTCTAAAAGAGTCATATTGCAATAGCCGGCAATTGGTTGGGAATAGATATCTGTTCTTCCAGACGTAATAATTAGCCCGGCAAGAGTTACATTTGTAACCGTGCTTCCATTTACCTTGACCCTGTAAGTAGGACTATAAATTGTCATAAATTAAGGGTTCCCAGAGCGCCGTTTCTAGATTCGCTATTGTTCAAAGCATTTATAACAGAACGGGCAAAGCCTTCTTCATCGATAACACTAGGGGCCATTACGTTGACAACGACCGAACCCGTAACATTACTATCGCCGTTACGAGCAGCAATGCGAGCTCTGATTTCCGCAGTTTTGGCCTTTAATTCTTCGGTTCGAGCGACAGCATCTAAAAATGCTTGACTAGGTGTAAAAGCTCCACCGCCCATTAGTGAATTAATCCAATTACCGCCCCCAGTCGCCGCTCCGCTACCTACAGGATTTCCGTCGGGGATAATAGTGCTCGTAACTGATCCAGCTGTTACGAAAGCCGCTCCCGAGGTATCCGAAGTATTGTTAAAGGGATTAATGGATCCAAGCCATTTCGATAAAGGATTGTTTTTAATAAAATCAACAAATTTCTTATATTTTTCGTACAAATCCTCAAAGAAGTTGACGGCTTTTCCAATGATATTTACAAGACTCGTAATAGAAGCAACAATGCCATTAAAAGCCAATTTCAGAACCCCAGACATAAACGGAACTAAATAGGTTTTAATAAAATCCCATAGTGCCTTAAATTCTTCTTTATTATCCTCAATTGCTTTGGTAAGTGGTTTTAGTTTTTCTTTAACGCTATCTACAATTGGGCCAACGTTGTCAGTAAAATAGGTTACTAAATTTGTCAAGATTGGAAGCAGTCGAGCGCCGATACTTTCCTTTGCTTCGTCAAAAGCGACTTGTAGTCTTCTCATCCGACCTTCAAAGGTATCGGCTTGGACACTGGCTTGACCGCCAAAGGTCTCGGAAAGTTTTTTAGTTACTTCATCGAAACTCATCGACTTAAGTTCGGCAGTGGATAAACCTATACCCAACCTTGATAGCGCGGTGGTATTTCCGTCATAAGCCCGAGCGAGGGCGGCGGAAACTGCTTCCAAAGATTTACCAGAACCAGCGGCTACATCAAGGGCTAATTTCTGAAGATTCTGAGCTTTTGTTACGTCTTCGGTAGCGCGAACTAAACGCTCGAATGATGGTCTCAATTCATCATCGGCAATACCGTTGGCAAGTGATAACGCTTGGATTTGCTGTTCAACCGAAGCAATTTGTCGATCCGTAGCTCCAGTGACATTTTGTAGGGTCGTTGCTAATTTCGCTTGAGCTTTCTCGTCCTCTATTGCGGATTTAACACCTTCAACCAATAACTTTCCTGCGTACGCGGCGGCAGCGGCGGCTGCGACAGCGAAAGCTGCGGCGGCCTTTTTTCCAAATTCACCTAATTTATTTCCGAAGCCGGCGACCTCATCTTCGCCTTGTCCAAGTTTTTTCTTTAGGTCATCAACATCGGCCAAAATGGATAACTTGAGAGTTCTATTACCTGCCATTTGTTATCCCCATTTCTTCAGAATTGTATCGAAGGCTTCTTCCCATTTGCGCACTAATTCAGGTTGAATCTTACGAAGTGTTGGGTAAATAAAATATCCAGAGTTGCCTCGTCCGCGATTTGGGGTTCGTCGAGGGAACTGAGGATAACGATTAGATCCGAATTCGTAACCCGCCCAGAGTGTCTGAGTCGTTGCTCCACCAGAAAAGCGCTGAGATGCAAATCCGTAACTGAACTCGCCAATCTTGGATGATTTGCTAACCCTAACGCCATCTGCGATGCGATTGACAGCGGCTTGTCCAAAGGTTCGGGTAATTGAGTACGCTCGGACTTCATTTGCCGCATATAAAGCAAGAGCACTTGATTGAGTACGCGCTTCTTCAACAGCAGCTTCGTCCATTGCTTTAAACGCTTTGAGAATACTGCGAAGCTCGGCGCGGTCATAGGCAATCGCTTCACCGGCCATTTCTCTCCTTTAATATCTCCAAAGCAGTGTAAACATCGTCCGCGTCATCCCAAAATTGCTTAGGGATTCCGGTTTCAATTGCCAAGAGTGTCAGAAGATAATTTAGGCTTCCGACGTCGAAACTTTTGGGTCTTTGTTCTC